TGCATGCATACAGTAAGGCCATGCGAAGTAAACTGGAGCTATCGGATGAAGCTCGTGAGTTTTTCAACCTGATGCTGACATCTGAAAGGCTGGCTATAGAAGCCAAATATGATTTTGAAATGGGTAAGGTTGAAGGCCTGCCTGAGTTAATGGATGCCGAGGGGCGTGCGCTGGTGGAAACAGCCATGCGTGAAGCAGCCAATGAGATACGCGCCATGGTTATGCGTGACTTGAACAAAGAGTCCGAGGCAGAACGTAAGCAGCGTCGTATTGACCTGACGGAGACAGTTACCCAGGAGATAGAAGCCCAGCGTCGTAAAGACCCTGTAGCTGGCCTGGCGCTATACCTCTCAGGCAAAGAGACTGACATTGATAAAAAATACGGTGATAACGCTAAGCTCAATGCGCCGTTGATGAAAGCGCATTACGCAACGGCCCAAGGGCTTGCACGTGTTCGCCATATGATGACGAATAAAGACGCGAAGCCTGGCGAAGGGATACCCCCAGAAACAGTTGCCAAGGACTACGGCTTTGATTCTATTGAAGATATGGTTAACCAGCTTACTTCCATAACGCCTATGGCCCAGGAAGTGAAAGCTGAAGTTGAGCGCCGTTTGGCTCGTGAGTTTAGTACCGAAGGTATTGAAGTACAGGCCGATATGATAATGGCTGAAAAGACCAGCGAAATTACGCTGTATGCATGGACCCGGATTTTTTCTTCAAGGTCAAAGCAGCGGGCCCCTGTACTTTCAGATATTACATCGCGGTACAGAAAACAGATTCGCAAGAAAGCTATAGGCTTTGTGAAGCCTGATATGTACCTTCGTGCGTACAAGAAAGCTATCCGCACCATGAACGACGCACTCGCGGACCCTAACAACAAGGATTATGCGAAAGCTCTGAAAGCCTCACAGGATGCGCATTTTGCAATGACAGCCTATAAAGAGGCTTTGAATGTCGTCAGGTTCAGAAATACGCTACCTAAACGATTGAACAAATATTACAAAAAATCTCGCCAGGATGCCCTACGCAGGGCCAGCACCGGAGAGATAAACTACCATAATGTGATGTTTAACTTCCTAAATTCTTTTGACTTTAAGCAAAAGAAACTGAAGGACTTAAACCCTAACCAGAATCTACAACGGTTAGATAAATTCTTGAATGACTCCGGTGAGCTGCGAACTATCGGTGATGTTCCTTTACTCGAAGAGTTCCAGGATGAAATACCAAACTTTAAAGAATTATCATACGAGCAATTAAAAGAGATTGCCGGTTTTGCTGATCGTATTTATAAAGAAGCTAAAGCCTATGAAGCCAGCCAAACGGCTGAACGCCTAGCAGCTCGTGAAGCGACTATTGAAGAAATGAAAGAGTCGATTGATGAAAATATGTACGCACTGGAGCGAGCTACCACGGATGTCGAAGGCAGCATACAGACAAAAATTTTAAACCAGCTCAATAAATGGTTCGGTGAAATCACTAAACTTGAGGGCCTGCTGAAGATAGCTGACGGTGGTAAGGTTGGTATCTGGTACAAGAATATTTACGGATGGACCCAAGAGGCTGCAAACGCTCGTGACGATATGGCTAATGGCCCTATCAAAGACCTTGAAGATGCCGCCACCAGGTTAAACCAGGCTGTTGCAGCATCTAAAGAAGGCCCAAGTGCTTTAAGCCGTAGAATGAATGATCTGGCCCTGGGTGCCGACGTAGAGTTTTTAGGCAAAACAATGAGTAAAGCCCAGGTCTTATCTATTGCCTTGAACGTAGGTACCTTGAGTAACCGAGAGAAATTGGTTAATGGGTACGCGGCGCTTGAAGGCTATGAGCGTTGGTCCGAAGATGCTGTCATGGCTGAGCTTGATCGTGTGATGACTAAGGCTGACTGGCGTTATGTGACGGATACCTGGAAGGCTGTTAACAGGCTGAAAAACCCAATTAAAAAATTCACTGAAAAAGTCTTGCTGAAAGACTTTGTTGAGGTTGAAGGTGTCGCCATACAGACTAAGCACGGCGTTATTAAGGGTATGTATTACCCAGTTGTTTACGATAGAGGCTTAACTTCTGCGAATAAAGACCGGTTGAAAGACGCCAACGGAGGCTACGATGCTGCGGTAAAAAATATTATCGAAAGCACCAAAGACCCCGCAGATGCCATGCAGGCCGCTAAAGAGCTGGTCCGTGTTGGTACTGGTGTGACTATGGAGCGTACCAGTGTTGTGGCTCCTTTACTGCTGGACTTAAGCGTGGCGCACACACATATTGAAGATAGTGCCCATATGGTTACGCACTACGAGAAAGTTGTTGAGGCTGACAAGTTGCTGAGAGCGCTTGAAGACACAATGACTAATTATTTCGGTAAAGAAGTTTACCAGACTTTCAAAGCTAAACTATTGCAGGTAGCTACTAACCGCAGGTTTATAGGTGAAGCTGGCAGTATTGATGATCTTCTGGACCATATAGCCTCTGCGACAACAATCTTCCACCTTGGCTGGAATCCAGTGTCGGCAGCTAAAAACTATTACGGCCTGGTTAACGCGGCTACAGACACAAAAGGTAAATATATCAGGCGTGCTGTACGTGAAATGCTGGCGAACCCAACGGCTTCCATGGATAAGGCCCGTGAAATGAGCGGCTTTATGAAGAATTATGAAGCTAACTTTGATGTCAACATCAGGGAGTTTACCCGTAAGCTACATAAATCACGCTTTGACGGGGCCGTTATTGATATTCGTGAAGGCAGTTTCCTTATGATCATGGCGGTACAACGCCAAGTATCTATGACCGTTTGGCACGCCAGGTACCAGCAAGGTATTGAAGAGCATAACAATCAAGCGCGCGCGGTTGAAGAAGCTGACAGTGCGGTACGTTTGACCCAGGGCTCAGGCCAGATTCACGACTTATCGTACTACCAAAGCCGTAGGGGCTTTTACAGACTTGCAGCGTTATTCTCTACACCACTATCGGCCTTTGCCAGTAAGATTTTAAACACTGGATTACGTGTACGCCATGGAGATAGGGGTGTTGTAGCTCACAGGGCTGCTATTGAGAAGATTAAATCGGAGGCTGAAGGCCGTGCGTTGACAGCCGAAGAGCAAGCTAATATTAAAGTATTAGAACATAAATTAGCCAATGCCGAAGAAAAAATCTACACTAAGACTAAAGGTTTTTACGAGTTGATGCCTTTATTGATACTTATGCCTATGGTTGATGCGCTGTTTCGTACGGCCTGGCAAGAGACTGATGACAGTGAAGAGGAAGAGTTTTGGTACCGCTATATGCGTAACAGCCTGACTTCTTCAGTGTCTTCATCCATTGGCACAATTCCAGGGCTGGGGTCTTTAATAAGTTCCGAGCTTTACACAGGGCAGTTTAGGGGGCCGTTTGTTGACTATAGCCAATCGCTGTACGGCGGGGCTACATCACTGAAACCTTCTGGACTATTAACCGCAATAGGTCTAGGCTTAAAGCTACCGACGAAAATGCCTAAAGAGTTGGCCGAAGAGATAGAGGAATACTTCGATGATTGATGATAAACCCACGATATACCACTACACTGGCAACGGCGTAGCGGTTGAGTATTTCTACCCGGCTCCAATATACAATGCCGATGAGCTTATTGTGCGTGTCGATAGCGCAGATGTCACAGGTTACACTGTTGATCTTGAGACAGCAAACGGTAAGCCTGCTGACCTGGCGAACCCAGTAGTTAGCGCCAAGGTAACTTTCAACACCGCACCAGCGGACCAGGCCGTGGTGTCTATACGCCAGAACGTGCCTGCTGACCAGACCGTGGATTACTCACCGTTTGAGCGTTTCCCCGCGGACTTACACGAGCAGGCTATCGACAAGCAGACTTTAGTTGTTCAGCGTATACGCGATGAACTGGTGTATAAGATAAGCCTTGATCCAGATCAACCTTTACCTACATACGACGTTATATTCCCTGCGTACCTTGAAGGTGCGATACCTATGTGGTCGGATGTGGAAGGTGTGCTTGAGAATTTTGAATTAGGCACTGAGCTTGAAGACTTACAGACTCAGATTACTGACCATGTAGCTGATGTGGCTAACCCCCATGAAACCCCGACGAACTACGCTCAGGAAACTGAGCCTGGTGCCGCGAGGGTTAATGATACCTGGACCATACCGTCAACAGGTCAGAGTTTTATCCGTTTTAACACCGGTACGCAAGAGCATTGGGTTGAACAGTGTGTTGGTAATATAGCCGCCGTTGCGCCTGTAGTGCCGCCACCTTCAACGAATGAGATAGCTAATGCGTCAGATGTAGCCGGTACTACGGCAACCGACGCACTTAATCAGTTAAAGTTTGACGACGATATTGATTATGATATTCAATATATTTTAGGCCTTAACCCAGACAGGCCTGGGGGAACTCCCGATCCCGCGGGATCACCTACTTACCGGATAATTGCAGGCTCAAGACGTAACGACCCTACGCCTCTTTTGGATATTAATCTCGACCCTGTTTTCCAGAATACCTCCGCAGCATTGTTGAGCGATATTAACTCGGTAGGCGACGGTAACATACCTTCGGATGCTGAGCAGACAGCTTGGGATAATAAGGTATCAGCTACCGGATCGGTAACTACCCACAGTGACGTTAGTAACGCGGGCTCAGGTGCGATAATCACCAACCAAGAACGTAGTGATATTTACGGCTTGAACGAAGCCTCGACTTCCGTTGCAACCAACTCACCAAGTACCTCGCTAGGTGCGCCGGGTGACTTAATGCCTTCAATGTCTGTCACCGTAACGGGGCCAGGTACATTCCTGTGCGTTTTTGATGGTACGGGTAATGTTGATTCAGATGACCATGTTATGTCTTACTACATACGTCAGGATGCTGTAGCGGCAGCCTGGACTTTAAGGCAAGTATTCTTTAAGAAGAAAGAAGCGATATACAATATTCACTCTGAGTTAGTGACCGTGGTAGGTGCAGGCAGCCATACATTTGATGTGTGGTGGTATACTACTGATACTGCTAACGTGCATGAGCGTTCACTTTCTGTCATTAAGTTATCGGAGTAAAGCAGAATGGCTAACACAACTTATACATATACCTCGGCGTACAAATTCAGGCAGATAGCTACCGAGATTAAAGCCAGTTCATTAAGCGACCGGTTTCTCGGCTTATCTGAGTCGGCTCCAGACGGCGACTCGCCTATGGATACGCTGAAGGTTACTTTTTCTGAAGCCCTGGATGCTGCGGATAAAACGATACTTGATAACCTGGTATCAGGGCATGTGCCTGAGCCTGATCCTTCGACCCTGGAGCAAGTTAAACTAGATGCGTGTGCTGCGGTCGATAGACGAACTGGCGAGCTAATAGCTGCTGGCTTCACGTACGATAGTACGTTATTCAGCCTATCAGAAGTGGCCCAAATTAATTGGGTAGGTTTAAAGGTATCAGACCAGAACGCCATGATAACTTATCCTTTCGGTGTCACCACTAAAGATGATTCCGAGTACCTGATACAAAACACAAGTGACTTATCTGATTTCTTTATAGCCGGTGTTGGCGTGAAGATAGGGCACTTACAAACTGGTAGGGCTTTGAAAGTATCGATCAAAGCTGCCGTAGACGAAGCGGCAGTAGCCGCGGTAGTGGATAACAGGTAGAGGTTTAATATGGCTTTTCCAGATGACCCATTAAACGGGCAAGAACATACCGAAGGTGATGTCACCTACGTTTATGATGCAAGCATACCAGGCTGGGCCTTTAAGCCTTTGACCCTGGAAGAATTAGGATTCATCAATACCAACAACCTGCCAGTGTTTATAGATAATGCTGCGGCATTAGGTGGCGGTTTGGCTATTGACGATCCATACAAGACACCCGCGGGCGAAGTTCGCGTAGTCGTTTAACCAAGAGGATAGACCAATGAGAGACGTATCACCCGCAAAATTAGTGACTGAAGAGATAGTCAGCGGCTATCTGGACTACAAGCTTGAGCGCACTTATGTATATTTTGAATTTGCCAGCGATGACACTTTTGAAAATGCCAGTATAGTTATACCGTCAGCCGGTACTGTTACCGCTACTGCTTCCGAGCAGGGGGTTAACTACGGCACTTTCTCTGGTGGCAGCGATATTGATGTTACTTTGGAAGACTATGCCCGCCCAAGGGTGTCTGGTTCTTTCTCGAACATTAAGGCTGTTCCAGTAATCCCAATCGCTGGTGCTACTCACTGGCGCATGATAGTAGCGAGGTATTAACCATGGGTCATCCAAGTGATACAGACAACCAAGGTGGCGGTGCTGACGGCGGTCAGCTTTTAGGTACGTGGAACGCCACCACTAACACGCCTACTCTTTCGAGTGGAGATACGGCGCTTGCAGGTAATCGGTACAAGGTTACTGGCGCAGGCACTTATGACCTGGGTGAAGGCTCTACCGATTATGCTGCCGGTGACTTTATCACTGCGGCTGTGGCTGGTGGCTGGTGCCTTGAAGACAATAGCGCTGCTGGCCTTGATACCTCAGTGCCTACTACTTGGGCTACCAGTGAGCCTGCTGACCCCACCATTGCTGTAGGTGGTGATCAAGTTGGTGCTACTACTACCTACCATCTTATGAAGATACTTTGGGCTATTGGTTCGACTATTACTCAAGGTGTTAACACTGTACTAGCAGGTACTACTAAGATAGGTTTTAATGTATTAGATATTGTTACTGCTGATACCGAGAATGCCTGGTTTGTTAGTGGTGTTACCCATGAAGGAACTAAGAATGAGTCAGCTACTTTCTATAAGTTTGACCCCTCAACTGGTGCGGCAGTTTATGAAATGCATGTAGGTAATGTTATAAGCTTCCAAATTGATGAGGATGGTTCGGGTAATAGAAATATATCCGCCTCAATAGCTGGTACTGGCGAGCTTAACATTAGCGGCCTATCTGATTATGCTGATGATACCGCAGCCGGTGTAGGTGGGTTAGTTACTAATGATTGGTATTTCACAACCGCCACAGTAGCCGTAGGTGATATTGCTATCGGCGATAAGATCCTAAAAATTAAGGGTTAATATGATACGTGCTGTTTTATTCGGACTGTTTACAATCGGGTATCTGCTAGGTGGTTACATCTGGCAGCCTATCCATTTTGTGATCTGCTTGGGCCTGGCCCTGACAACGGATTCCGAATATGCTCGCCTGGTGTTTCTTGCCTACGATAAACAATTCAATACCAGCCTGGCCCCTTTCCTGCAAAAACTTCTCGGTGATCCGTCGTACCGTTTCGGTGCCGAGGATGAAACGGTCAGTAGTGCGATAGGTAAAAACCTGAAGCAATTTCCGTATGGTTCGCATAGGTGCTTATTTATTATTGATGCAGTGCTAACCTGGATAGACCCCAGAGCCAAAACAAGCCATTGCATTGAATCCATACAAACTGATGAAGGGTGGCCTTAATGCAAATTAAAGATGGTGTGATTCTTGCGGGCTTGCAGCTTGTCATGCGTAAGGTACTTATCAGTGCCGACGCTATCTGGAATGAGCTGGGCCAGGAACTTGTTATTACCGCAGGGCTTGACGGCGCACACTCAGCAGGCAGCCTACATTACTACGGCCTGGCTATCGACTTGCGATCCCGTTACTTTACTAAAGACGAAAAAGAAGAAGCCGCAGAAAAACTGCGAGCAGCATTAGGTTCGGACTATGATGTTGTAGTTCATAAATCTCACATCCATGTAGAATACGACCCGGAGTAAATTATGGCTAACCCATTGGCAATCAAAGCAGGCATAGAAATATTGATAGCGGTTATCTCAAAAATTAAATCAAAGCCGAAGACCGGTATTAAAGAAGCCAGCGCCGGGGGTATCTTCGCAAGCGCACTGGCTATCTACCAGCAATACAGTCTTGGTGGTGTAGACACTATCGAGACAACTTCGGTCACTGCCCTGGTGACTGCAATCTGGGTGCTGGGTATGCGCCTTTATCAGAAACACAGCGACGACTAGGAGCCTATTATGGATTTTGCGGCGTTTCAAGAGTACGGTTTGGTGGGTCTTATGGTGGCTTTTATGCTTTATAGCCTGAAGCGTTACCAAGACGACCAGAAAGTTATGCGGGATGAGCATCGGGAGGAACGTGGTGAGTGGCGTGAAGCCGATGAAAGACGGCATAAAGAGACTAACGACACTATAGTAGGTGTGACTAGCGCTCTTGATAGGTTAGCTGAAAGGCACCGTGCTGGTGATTAAGCACCAGGTAGCCCGCTTATAAGGCCCATTACCAGGATGAAAAAACCCAGGGCGATTATACTTAGTATGTCGCCTCGACGTTTGTTACGATCTTCCTCTTCAATTTCTTTTCTGGTTTTCAAGTCATCCATTATCTTCACCCCATAAATCTCTTTCATCGTTAGAATCTATTCCGTAAAAATTATTGTAACAGTCTTTGCTGCAAAACACATAGCGTAAGCCTGAAGCGCGATTGTACCAGAATCTTTCACCCAGGGGTTTACCGCAATTATTACACTTGGCTACTTCTGCACACATCTACCGGTATCCTTCTCAGTTTTATCCAGTGCTTGTTGCAATATGTCTTCAATGTGTTTGGCCTGCTTGCGCTCAACGTACCGTAGGTTATGCTCATCGGCTTTACGCCTCTTGCTTGCGGCACTGCCTGTTACTGGTGGCTTATTCATTCGTCATCACCTGCGTATTCGATCAGCCAATCTAAAGCTTCGTATGTTTCACTGAATTTAATCATAGGTACTGTTGAATGTTCTTGCTTGTAAGCCTCTACAGCCTCTCTTATCACATCAGCCTTTGATGGGGCTTGCGGTATGTCATCACTTGTATTGTTGAGTAGCTTAATCTGGTTTTGTGTATATTCTTCACATATCTTTACTGCTCGCCCATTACGGTAAGAACCATCGTAAAATATACCTGCTAACTCTTGACCAGCTAAACCTTTTGCCATTATCACTTGTTCCTGTTCACGCTCAAGTAGCTGGGTGTTTTGCTGCTCAAGTTTCAAGCCTGATTCTTCCATTTCCTTGAATCTTACTGTGTCCATTGAGATTTGTTTCTCTAATTGCGCTATGCGTGATTGAGATTCACGATCAAATATTTCTTTAAATACTGTTATGTCGCGCTCAGTAGGTTCTAGCCCTCTTTCCCTGAGATAATTTATTATTTGCTCTTTCATCTTATCTATCTCCTATTATGCTTTACGGGTTTCAAGTTCTTGTTTTAATCTAATGAATGTAGGTAGGTTCATTGTCATTGTGCCTAAATGTTTAGCTACTAAAATTTCACCATCTGGCAGTGTTTCTTTATATCCGAAAAAACCGCCCAACCATAAATTAAAATCTTTTCTAAATTCAGAACTAACTTGTATATTATTAGCGAGAACTTCAACTTGGTAAGGTTGAGCAATACACGCTTTTAAACCGTTATATGTAAAAGTTTCATCATAGTTCATGCTATTCATCCTTAATGGGTGGTAGGGGCAAGTTCATCCAGTGAGTAATATCTCTTCTATCCCACCTATCTTTATGTAGGTAATCGCATTCTATACCGTATTGAGAAGCAGTTAAAACTATTCTACTATCTTCAGGCAGCCTATCATCAACACTAACCCAACCCTCAATAAGCATGTAACTGGCATCGAGTTCATCGTACTGAACCGAGAGGAATTTTAAAAGTCTTGCCAAACCATCATCACGGATACCTTCAGAATCTTCTATGGCATGTTTTGTTACTTCATCAAATATCTGCTTTAACTTACTCATTTATCCTCCGGTACTGCTATTACCTTGCAGTTTTGGTTTCTTGGTAATTCCTTTTCACATTCAATAATATAGTTGTTAAAATAAACTCCATATGTAAAAACCCATGATATAAATGCGCCTAAAATAATTCCAAACATAAATGTTATAAATCCATCATTCATTTTCACTCTCCCCGTTGCTGTTCTCACATTCACCACTGGCTGATAACGACCCGCCAACCTCCAGGTCTGCGATCTGTTTCCGCAGTGCCTCTTTCTTTATCGGGTTCGTTTCAAAAGTAAACTCGTATTTCAATCGACGTAGCTCTTCGGCTATCTGTGATTTTCTAGGCCTGTCGCCTTTGCCTGCTCCCATAACTTTCTCCCCAAATGCGGCGTTAACTTCATACTGAAAAATTTTTACTCGTGCTGAATGTATTCGTAGGGTAGCTAGTACACTAAGCATCTAAAAACCTCACAAAATTATCTTGAATGTCACCCTTACCAAGCGCGGTCTGTAGTACCACGTCGTCTATCTCCGCCGCGATAAGGTGCATACTGGTTACATGCCCTGAAGACTGTCCAGAGCGCCTGAGCCTGGCGATCAATTGTTCGTGAAGCTCGAAAGAATATACACCAGTAAACCAGATGATCGTGTTGCCTCCGTCTTGAAGGTTTAAGCCGTGGCCTACTGATGCCGGGTGTACGGCCAACTCTTTTATGTTGCCTGCGTTCCACTCGGTAACTATCGAGTCGGCTTTCTTTTGGTTCACCCCTGAGCCTAAGTGATGACACCCTAAAACCTGCTTTATGAGTCTCAGGTCTTCTTGAAACCAGTAAGCTATCAAAATATTGCCGGTAGTCTCGTTGCATAATTCTCTCAGTGCTTCTTGCTTGGCGTCATGTACTTTGACCACAGTGTTGTCAGGCCCATACATAAAACCGGATGTGATTTGTTGCAGCTTCAGGACCATAGATGCAGCGCTAAGGGCTTCAACATCTTCGGCCATGTATTCAAACTTCATTTTCTTGTAGACATCAACAGCCTTCTTCGGCATAACGACCGGAACCCTGACGATATTCAGCTCAGGTAGTTGGTCCAGGTAATCTTCTTCAGGTATTTGGTAAACCCATTTACTCATTTTCTTCGCAACCGTTTCTTCCATTCCAGGGATAGCATGATACCGGCCTGTAACATAAGGGTCACGTATCATAAAAGACTTCCTGAAGGCTGTAATGTTTTTGCCCAGCGGCCTGTCATTCGTCACCAGTTTCATCGGTGCGAAGACATCCTGTAAGTCCTGGGGCCTGATGGAGCCAGTCAGGCCGACGCGCCAACCTATCTGGCTGACATCTTTCTCAATGGCCTTAAGGCGTTTGCCTGTTGGTGCTTTGAATTTGGTTATCTCGTCGAAGACAATGCCGTCGAAATATTTTAGGTGGCCGTTGCTGACGAACCACGGCAAGTTTTCTATGTTAATAGTCAGTACGTCAGGGTATTCTGCCAGGCCCTTAAGCCTTTGCTTCTCGTTACCGCAAGCAATAGCCACTTTCATGCCGGCCAGATGCTCCCAGCGTGCGGCCTCCTGCTTCCACACAAGCGTCGCTACGCGCAACGGTGCTACCACCAGTACCTTGTTTAATACACCGTCATCAATGAGTTCCTTAATGGCTGTCAGTGTGCAGACCGTCTTACCTGCGCCCATAGGGAGCCTGGCCAGTGTGCCGTCATGCTCGTACAGGTGGGTTATCAGATCGTTCTGGTACGGCCTGAGTGCTGACTTGGGTAGCAGGTCAGTGGTTTTCATAGTAGTGCCTTGAATTCTTCTATGTTGTCTATCACTTCCACACGGAACCCAAGCTCACGCAGTTCAGCGATACGTCGCTCTTGCATGGCCGATAGGATACCGGTGCCTTTAGGGGTTTTAAACTCCACGATGATTAACTCACCGTGGGGTTTAAAGAGGAGGCGATCTGGAACCCCGGCTAGGCCAGGGCTAGACCATTTCCAAAGCTTACAACCCTCAAATGATGCAAGCTTGGAGCAGGCCCGTTCCAGATCGGCTTCAGTCTTAAGAGGCACGGCGTCTGCGACGCTTCGGTGCTTCTTCTTCTTCTTTTTCCGGCTCAGGCTCAACCTCTTCAGGCTCAACCTCTTCAGGCTCAGCAGGTGTGCCTATATCGGATTCATTAATCCACTCTTCCACAGTAAATACTGGTGTGTAGATTTTTCCGAACTCTTTGTGCTTATATGAATCCTTATCCAGGAGACACACAGGTACAAACGGCTGGCCTTCTTTAGACTGTAGGCCGACAGCTTTGATCAGCTTCATAACAGCCTTGCGGCCACCTTTACTGGAGGTTTTGAAGAGTACGCGAGTACCTTCATCTTCACCTTCAATACAAAGCATTTCAAAGGCTACCTGGGCATCGGCGCCCGCAGGCATAGATGGAGCAGGTTGACCAAGTTGAGCCATTTGTTCATCTTCTACTTCATTATCGCCCCAAACTATATAGCCTTGGCAGAATGACTTAGGGTTAACGGCCCATAAAGATGTTGTTGCAGCTTCATCTTCATCAGCACCATATAACCATTCGCCTTTAGCGAATTTCATGAACGCGATGTCACCGGATACAGCGGGGCTTGTCGCAATAGCTTGTTCGATTTGCGCGGCCAGGGTGGCGGCGTCTGGGTTAGCTACTTGTTTTGACATTTGTCTTTACCTTTTATGTTTTTAGTTTATGTTTAATTGTTCGGCCAGTTCGTCTAACTGCTTAGGCAGTGTCTCAACGGCTTCACGTTTGTCACTCTCAGGAGCGACGGTATTGCCCGAAGACTCTTTGACAATTAAGTCGCTAAGCTTCGAGAAATCTTTTTCAGCCTTCTTGAGAATTTTCTCAACCTGGGCTGGGCTTTTAAGTTTAGGCCGCTCTTTGCAATCAGTCAAAGATGCTTTCATGCCTTTTAATTTTTTCTCCACAGCTTCAGTGTCGGTCCATTTACGGGTAGCTCTTTTAGCCACCAGCTTAAAGCCTGGCAGGTCATAGCCTTCTTCCAGTACCGAGAAGGCCAGCTTGCGAATATCCTTGCCGTACTGCTCTATAATATCCACAGTCTCCAGGGCCTTGGCTAACTCTTCCGGCGTCATCGCATCAGGTTGGGCCAGCAGGGCCGTCGATACCATACCCTGGACTTCAGGGCATAAGGGCTTATGGTCACAGAAACGGCAGTGATCACCGGTTTGCATTGGTGGGTTATCGCCTTGGGCCGTTGCTAACGTGGTCGCCAGGACTCCTCTAAACTCTTTAATATCTTCAACGGTAGTGTGCCAGAGTAACGGCTCACAGTCCTTGCCGCGAATAGGCTGCACGATACAGAAAGCAATATCTTCGACACCGTAAAATAAATTAGGGTTAGTATCCATGATAGCACCGCAGTAGAATTTCATCTGGGTATTCTCAACAGGTGATACAGCCACACCGTCGCCGAACTTCCAGTCGAGTATCAGTAGTGTCTTACCGTGGCGGCCCACAAAGTCCGTGGTGCCAAAACAGCCTGCAAGCTCACCGGTATAATGGTATTCAGCTTCAGGTAGGTAGTCGGTCCAGTCTTCGCCTTCAGGCACATACTCGTCAGTGACCGTATCAAAAGCCTCAAGAGCTGGGTAGACTTTTTCATCCAGTAGCTCCTGGGTCATGCCTTCATAGTCTTTAACTTCATCTTCAAGCAATTCACCAAGAAGAATTTTTTCCATAACATCATGGAGATAGGTGCCTTCCTCTGCAAACGGAGACTCTGGTTGGGGGTGCTTCGGTGCCGACATTGAGTACGGGCAAGCAATAATTCGAGCGGTCGTTGATCCGCCAATGAGATTGGAGTGTTGCATAGTCTTCGCCTTTTATGTTGTTTCGCAAAAAAATCCACAGTTGGGAACGTAAGCAGGGTCGTGCTTACCCACATCTGGGGGTAAATATCGCAAAGGTACCATCAATGCACCCTTCGCGTTAATCTTAATCTGGCAGTGCGGGTCATCCAGCATTGCCCTGAAATTATCTTCGTATTCATTAATGAATTTTTGCGCCTGAACGCGGCACATTGCGACACTTACAAGTCTTTCTTGTTCGGCCCGTGTCTCAAATACTTTAGGGAAGTCCTGGCGTATCTTGTTCCAATAGCCTGCGCTCTGCGCTTTAAGGCAACCAATACAGTTGTTGTTATGGTACCCAAGCTTATACATTTCAGGCATTTCAATACCTGCTTTCTCAACAGCATCGAAGCACCGCTGTTTATCAATACCTTCCTCGACCAGTATCGGCCACACATCTAAATCAGGTTCGCCGTCAATTAACTGGTTAACTCGTTTCTCTTCGCCGATGTGCATGCCAAATACGTGGGTGTCGTCATCGCGCTGCCAGTCCAGGCGGACCTGTTTCTTTAACTCTTTAGTGCAGCGGGCACCGCGGGCTCCCGACATATACTTAGTAGAGGCAATAACCTTATCTACACTGGCCCCGTACTTCTCATCGGCAATCTGAATGATTTCCTGGCCGAACCACTTTTCGCAATCTTCCAGGAAGCGGTCACTGTCTGGATGCTCGTCTTCTAAAAAAATGGATACAACCACCAGCTCACGTTCACCGGCATTAGCTTCTATGGCTAACTTTGTAGCGTAGGCGGAGGCTGCACCGCATGAAAACCAACAGACAATTCGACTCACTATACATTCTCTCCAAAGGATTCCAGGTCTTGCATTTCTTTCTCACGTTTGATTAGGTTAGCAACGTAATCACCTCGTGATATGTTACTGACCCCCAAATCTGCGGCCATTTTCTCGCGCAGCAAGTCTATATCTGAGCCTACTGATCGAGGCACGTACAGTGGTAGCTGCACTTTTTTATCTTCTGACATTTTTTCACCCTTCGGCTTGATTAATTAAGTTATGTGCTTATACTAGGTCTATAGTGAACGACTGTCAAGGCGATATAGGAAAAATAAATGAAGATACTACATATTGATTTTGAAACACGAAGCGAGGTAGACCTGATTAAGCACGGAGCCTACTTGTACGCTACACATCCATCAACCCAGGTTATTTGTATGGGGTGGGCCTTCGATGATGAAGAGCCTGAGCTGTGGACCGAAGGCCAGGAGGTGCCTGACCGCGTAAAAAAGCACCTGGCTGACGGCCTCGACGGCAGCATACACGCGCATAACGCAGCCTTCGAGAGGTTAATATTCTGGTACGTCATGTGCCCTGACTATGACCTGCCTGAGCCACCTCTGGAGTCGTTCTACTGTACTGCGGCCTTGTGCCGTAGCCGTGGGCTACCTGGTAAGCTGGATCACGCAGCCCAGGCCATGGGAGCGCCGTTAAGGAAAGACCCCCGCGGTGCTGCACTCATTCAGATGTGCTGCGTGCCGCCGTTCAACATGGAGCCCGACGTGCTTGCTGAGCTGGGGGTTTACTGCCTTCAGGATGTGCGTGTGGAGCGTGTGATTGATGACGCGCTACCGCCACTCGACGAGCTGGAGCAGGAAGAATACTGGGCTAATGAGATTATTAATGACCGCGGGTTATTGATTGATCGTGAAGCCTGCCAGTTAGCCAGCCACCGAGCAGCTGAAGAGAAGGCTGAATTGAACAGCAAGCTCAATGCTTTCACTGATGGTGATGTGCAAACGGCCAGGCAGTTTCAACGCATCAACGCATGGCTTAAGCCTCGGCTACCTGACTGGGCCGTGGATGCATGCACCGTGTATAAAAAGGATGAGAAAAAATTCTCCTTCGCCTCTGACATCAGGGCTGACCTGTTGAAGCGGGCTGATGAGCTGGAGCCTGAAGTGCTTGAGTTTATAGAAATGATCGAGGCTGGCTCTAACAGTGCGGTCGCCAAGTTCAATCGTATGCTGGATCGCATGGATCCCGAAGACGATAGGCTGCGAGGTGCTTACGTGTTTGCTGGCGGTGCTGGTACCGGGCGTTTCAGCTCTACCGGTGCCCAGATGCATAACTTGAAACGTCAGTGTGTGACCGACATCGAGCAAGCTAAAGCTACCCTGCGAAAAAATGTACCTTTTGAGAAAGAGCCTATAATGGTGGGTAAGCCTGGAAAATCAAAACCTGCCCAGGGTTTGGGTGACGCGCTTGGCTCCATGCTCAGGCCTGTTATTCACGCCGAACCTGGCAGTGTGCTGAACTACGCTGACTGGTCAAGCATTGAGGCTCGGTGTTTACCATGGTTAGCCGGGCATTATGCTTCGGCTCAAATATTACTGGATGTATTTAGAAATGATGAGGATGTGTATATTTATGATGCCCAAGGAATCTATCACAAAGACGATATTGACGAAGATGAACGACAAGTCGGTAAAGTGGCTCGCCTTTCTCTTGGTTTTGGAGGCGCTGACGGCGCTCTACTGGCTATGGCCAGAGGCTATGGAGTTAGTATTGATAATCCCAGCGGTGTAGTTGCAGGGTGGCGGAAGACTAACCCCTGGGCTCAACCCTTCTGGAAGGAATTATCTAAAGCTGCCATGCGTGCGATGCGCCGCCCTGGTCGGTGGTTCGATGTTAATCTCGTGGCCTACCGGTCTGAACGTATCGCCGGTACTACCTGGTTATTATGCAAGCTGCCTTCCGGCCGCAATCTGTACTATGCCGACGCTCGTATTGTTGAAGGGCGCTACGGTAAAACTATTTCCGCGGTGAAGGCAGCGCTCAGGCCGAAGGCCAATGCTACCGAGTGGACCCGGCACGATCTTTGGTATGGAATCCTGGCAGAAAATATTACCCAGGCTGCCTGCGCTGACATCTTAAGAGATAAGCTTGTAACCTGCGTGGATGAAGGGCTGGTGGTTGCTGGCCATACTCACGATGAGATTATATGTGAAGACGCTGACATTAAACTGCTTGAAGAAATAATGTTGGAGGGTTTACACTGGACAACCGGCTTACCGATGGGCTGTACGATTGACACCGCAGTTGTGTACGGTAAATAAGAAGAAAGCCCATACTGGGCGACCGGTATGGGCTTTCGAACAACAACAACATAGATGAAGAAAATATCAAGGCAACACTTACTTCAAGGCAGATAATATGACAAAAATAACACCAACGCAATTTTTAGACGCAATCTTTTTCGACGTACCGGATGACGAGACGATACTTGTAGCAAAACCGATACACAAAGGGAAATACAAGGGGCGCTTCAAACAGCTCAGGCCCTCTCACGATTCATTCAATAAATTTTCTACCGGCAGCAGCGACCCTGTAGACTGGTATTTCGGTATCTCAACCGTAAAAAACACCAGCACTACAACATTGAAACGACGCAAGCAGGATATGTGCGCCGTCTATTGTGTTGTACTGGATGACATTGGTACAAAGTGTGAGGTGCCCCCGGTATCACCAAGCTGGATACTCGAAACATCTGAAGGTAACTTCCAATACGGCTATATGCTCACGACTCCCGTCGATAACATGCAGTGGTTTGAGTTGTTCATGGCTGGCGTGGGCGCTAAAGGGTACGCCGACAAGGGTACTCTCGATTCGACCAGGATAATGCGGGTACCGCTATCCAAGAATGTGAAAGAGGGGCGCGGCGGCTGGCTGTCAGCGCTTACGCTTTGGAATCCAGATATAACTTACGACTTGCCTGAGCTGGCTGAAAAATTTGACCTGGACCTACCCCCGGAGTCTAAGGTGTCCAGGGTTTCCTATATCGCGAGCGCTTATAATGATATGGATATGCCTGAGATAGCTGACCCGGTTTTCGAGTGGCTCCAGGAAGGTGGCTTTGTACGTGGCAAACAGGGTAACGGCTTCTATGAGATACAGTGCCCGTGGCATAAAGAGCATAGCGACGGGCGTGATGAGGCAGGCTATAAGCCTCTCGGTATAGGCGATGAGCCTGAATACCGGTTGTTCAAGTGTCATCACTCACATGAGGGAGGCACTAATGACTTCCTGGATTGGGTGCATGATAAATCCGGTATTGAAGTAGGCTCCCGCGACGCGGTATCTTTAGAGGTGGCGCTTGCGGATATGGCGACTACGCTTGGTGTAGATGTTTCTGAAATTAAACAAGGTGGCGACCATGACCCTACCCCCGATAATGAAAACCGTATTTATGATTTTGGTGAAGTTCTTCCGCATGATCTCTTCCCCAATAAGAAACTGGTGGGTTCGGGAAAAAATTCGCAACTCTGCCCAACCCTTACTACTGATAATCTGGTTGCTATCCTTGACGCTCACGGCGTGCGTCGTGTGCGCGATGTTATTAATCGCAAAGAGTATTGTGTTATTCGTGGTGAACGTGTAAATATCGAATACGTCTACGGCCAGGTGCGTAGCCAGGCAGTGCTAACCGAGTTCACAGGTACCGCAGGCTTTAAGGATGTATTTGACGCGGCTGTTACGCTCAGGACCGTAGACTACAACCCTGTAGCTGACTGGCTTGATACCCTCACTTGGGATGGGCGCTCAAGGCTTCCTGATTTTCTTAACTTATTTGATTGCAATAACTCCGGTGTGCGTGACATTGTTGTGCCTTCATGGCTCGCTCAATGTGTTGATATGGCCCGTGGCGAAAACCAAGGCGGCGGCGCTGTGTTGGTTTTAACGGGCCGTGGTGGTATCGGTAAGACGGCTATACTTCAATCGCTCGTGCCCAGGCACTTAAGAGACTATTTAAAAACCGGTGTGTTAATGTCTCCAGGTAATAAGGATGACGTAGCTAAGGCGTGTGGGGCCTGGATTACTGAACTAGGGGAGCTTGACGGTACCTTCAGGCGCTCAGATATGGCAGCGCTCAAGGCTTTCTTGACTGAAGAGGTTGACAGTTACCGGCCACCATACGGGCGTGAGGTGCTAGACTTTCCACGTATGACCAGCTTTTCCGCTACCGTGAATGACTCACTATTCCTATCTGATATGACTGGTGGCGGGTATAGGCGCTTCTGGGTTGTTGAGTGTAACGAAATAGAGTGGAGCCATAAAATTGATGTAGGTCAATTATGGGCCGAGATAGACTGCAAAGTTCAATCAGGTGAATTATCAAGGCGCTTAACTGTAGATCAAGCTGAGCTTGTAGAGGAGTCCGCGGTGGATGCTGCCTTATATAATGATGATGTGATAGTCCAAGATTTTAAGCGCTTATGGCCCGACTTAAAACTGCGTGCCTACCATAATAATACAATGGGGCACCGTCTTACTGAGCGTGAGATTATATCTATGTTACCCTCGCCAGAAATTGCGGGCGCTTCTGAAAAAGAAATTAGATTATACCTCTCACGGCTTAGGGCTTATTTAAAAGACAGTACGCCAAAGGGTGGTAAGCTTAAACTTAAAGGCCGTAAAACACGGGCGCTTAGTCTTTCCGGTGGTAAGCATATGTGGCTACTTCCAACACCGTTGGCCCAGGTAGTTAACCATGGGTAACAATAGGCGCTTAAGGCTTGGGGGCTCCTCGCTTTCCGGGTCCGAGTTAAAAAATGCTCCTGTGAGGCCTCCGGCGATACCTGATAAAACACAGCACCAAATTAACCTAGGCGCTTGTGATTTAAGGCCCGAGGCGCTGGCTAACTGGCTGGGGGTTTCTCTGGGGGATATTAAAAAAGGGGATAATATTTTAGTGCGTTTGGCTGTGGCTCATTACATGCAACATCGGGCCAGGGTTATTCTGGCCCGCGTTGATAAAGCTTAACTTTCTGGGTATTCATCAACACCGATACAGTAATGATCGGCACCGTAACAATAATATAGATCATAGCCTTTATGTTCTGCTATGTGTGTCAGGTATGCCAGATCTTGTTCTATTGGCTCCTCGTCTAGCATGTAATCACAATCAACTATACCTATAAATTCGCTTATGGCGTGTTCTTCGCTGTCGTAATGGTCATTAACCATTGGCTCATAATAAAATGCTTTCATTTTTCCTCCGTCGCTATCGTTAATTTTTTATCATAGTCAATATCCCAAGGGTTAACTGCTATAAATTCCAGGTAGCCGTAGGTACTATTTTTTACAGCTTCATCTAATAACCATACATCTGCGAAGGGTGACTTAAATTTTATAAGCTCCCCTTCATAGGTTGGTTTTGCTGTTGTGTTGAGTCCTTTAACTAACATCGTTGGCGCTCCTCATATTAGAAAACAGGTTTTCAGGTTCTATATTTTCCAGGTTTTTACAGGTCGCTATGTTGTAACGCATTTTCTTGATAAGTTGCGGGTCGTTTGTTTCAATATGAAAGCTCAGGCTAAACTCTGTGAAATTGCCGTGTATATCATACATACCGTTTTCTGTTTCTTCATCATGTAGGCCCCAAAAAGGGTCCAGCTCATAATCACCTATAAGCTCTACCAAATGATTTAAACTGTTACCGTGGGCTATGTGGTGTATATAAGTGGTGTAGCCTGGCGGTGCATGGTTCACATGCTCAACAGGTCGCAGTGCTTCCGGCATACCTTCAGGGGGGATAATAGCTAGCCATCTTGAACCGATAATAGAATTATATTTTAAGCATACTAATGTGCTTAGGTCGCTACGCTGCACAAACTGAAAATAAACACCACCAGACATACCTTTCATATCATCGTAGACAGCTGCTACATTGTCATTTAATTTAACTGTAAAATGTGTATGCCCATCTTTGTTCAAGTGGTCCATCATTACACCATGCACGCCTTTATAGGGTGCTGTTGCATCCTGGCGCGGTTTAAGATCACTAAAAACTTCAAGGCTATTAAATAAGCCTTTAAAAGTTTTGATTTGCGGAAATGTTAAAGCTCTCATTGTTCTATACTCCAGTTGTTATAGGTTTAAATCCCATTTAAGGCGTGAAATTTCAGTTTCCAGGTTTTCAAGTTCCAGCTCTTTATCACGTAGCTTTTTAATTTTCGCTTTGTATTGTGCAAAACTGCCAGTGTTAAAGGTGCTGTACTCTGTGCAATCGCGCTTTAAATCTTCTAACTGACATACATATAATTTCCTTTCTACTGTATCGCGGTTAGTATCTCCGTCTTGGCGTTTTATCCGGTAGTCAACTCTAAACTCTACATACACAGAAAAAACGGCTTTATCTATCCAGATTTTTACTGTGGGGTATTGTGTTTTCATTAAGGCTAAAAAATCATCCATGATAGGCTTGGTTTTTTTGGTGTAATCGTTATCGGCTTTTAATTTGATACTCTTAAAAGTCTCTACAAATTGCGGGATAGTATTTGATATTGCGTCAAGTTCTACCATTGCATTATATCGGGCCTTGTGATTTTCCTCCTCCAGGGCCTCTGTAAAAGCTTTAAGCTCTACCTTATACTTTTCATAGTCGGCCGTAGTGCCGTTGTGTATAAGCTCTCTAAATTCAGTTACATTTAATTTTTTAAATTTTTTCATGGCGCTTAAGCTCCCGATGTTATGGTTTGGATAAATTCAACCTTACGGCGGAAAGCGTGTTGCGCTTGGTCGTGCCAGTGGAATAACGTAGGCGCTAACTGCTTTCCGTGCATCGTATGGCATAAGAAGTATTCTTGATTAATGCGGCTATAGTGTAGGGTCACTTTGTGGCCGGCTTTTGAAAATGATTTCATGGTGCTTTTTCCTCTTCTGTGTTGTATTTAAACTCAGTATAGAGGCTATATAGATAATAGCAAGAAGCCAGGCGCTTAACTCTTGATAAAAAGTTAAAAAATTTTCCCCCAGAACGAAAAAACCCCGGATTTTTGCCCAGGGTTTTAGTTTTAAAGTTTAAGTTTTAGCTGTACCAATCGCGGGCCGTTGTTCCCCTCTCAAGCGCTCGCTTAGCTCTTTCTTGTTTAGTGGGCCAGTAATCGCTCTGTTCATCAGTTAAGCAGGTATCTAGCTCGCAGTCTCCTTGGCCGCACTCCGGGCACTCCCAATCACCGGAGGCCTTGAGGCTTTCGAGCATTTGCCTAGATGTTTCGTAGCTATAATTATTAAAACCCTGGTTCGGGTCGCTCTCACTCGGCCCGTAGTTATCATATACAAAGCTGGCCGCGGTGGCCGGGCCTGTACAACACCGGCCGCAAATAGCTTTCAAAGGGTTGTAGCCTTCTGGCGCTTGGTCGTCATCGTTGTAGTACAGGTTTATACCGTCGTCACGGTGTAGGCCTTCGCTCGATACCTCGGGCCATAGATGCGCGTTATCTTCAGCGTGTCGCTCGAATATATCAACACCATTAAAACGGCCGTACCCGTCGTAGTAGTCTGTATATATGTTATCGCCGCAAGGCGTTAATATCGCGGCGCGTGTGCCGTAGTTTATCGGCTCGTTGCATTTGCAACATAGAAAAGAAAACATACCCATAATAATTTACTCCTCAGCAAGTCCAGGTGGTGCGGTTTTTTGTGGTCCTAAAATCACAATCAAATAGCTGGCCGGTGCCCGCTTCGATTGCCGTTAAGTTTACGTGTATATATTTGGGGCGCTCAGCTTCTTGGTAGTTAATACCGTTGATGCATTTTATAGACATATTTTCTTTTGCTAGTAGTCGCTCAATTTCTGCTAATATATTTCGCATGTAATACTCCAGGCACTTGGCCTTATTGTGTTCCCAAAATTTTCCACCAGGCACGAAAAATTACCCCCAGTTTTCAGAGGGCCAGCTTTTTTCGCGCTGTTTTAGTAAAGCCTGGTTTTTAAATCAGGCCGTGTTCTGCAAATGAATATGCTTTGTTGTCTCCTATAATGAAGTGATCTAAAACGCGTATATCCAACCCACCTAATACATCGCATATCAACTCTGTGATGTCTTTGTCTGCCATGCTCGGTTCTTCTGTTCCCGATGGGTGATTGTGCGCCAGGATAACTGCTGCGGCGTTATGTGTTAATGCTGCCTTGGCTATCTCCCGAGGGAAAACCGGCGCTTGGTTTATTGTTCCCTCAAATAATACGTCAAAGCTAATTATCTCATTCTGCGAGTTAAGAAACATGACAGCGAATTTTTCACGCTCTGCGCCTCTTAGTTTTAACGAGGCATAAGCTCGGGCCGCAGTTGCGCTGTCTACTTGGGGCCTGTGATATATGGTTTCTTTTTCCATTGCTTTAAGCGCTCTATCTACTAAGCGCTGCGTTTTTTCTGATAACATTGTGTTTTCCTCTTGTTGTGTTGTTAATACGTCAAAACCCTGCGCACAAGGTTTTAAGCTATTAACTATTTAAGGAATGATTCAGGGATAACAGCATTTATAAAGCGGTCTGCTAAATGGCTCTCAAATTCTGCGAGGGTTACACCGGAGTAAACATTACCTGTGACCGGCCAAAAAACATCCATACTATCGGCCGCGTCTTTATTTAGCGACACTTCAAACCTATGTAAAACACTGCTGCCGTACTCAAGCAGTAAACCCTTTTTTGTCGGTGTGATAACTAAGGTTTTATCTGCCTTGTCGCAATGATGCTGAGCCAGGCTCGCGAGTGCTGTTAAAGTCCCGTCTAATATATACATTATTTTTTACCTCGGTTTATTCGGCTGTAGTACGATTGGTTTGCGCCATATTGGCTGCAAGTGTGGCGGGTGTGATATGTGCAAGTGCCGTGTAGATATTCTTTAACTACATCCAAACGGGCCGCGGGGTTGGTCCACCTAATAACTATCAGGCCGCGAGCTTTATCCTCATAACGAGCTACTTCTAACATGCGCGTTTCCTCTCTTCATTTATTTAACATACGTTAAGTATAGAGTCTATATAGAGTATTGCAAGTGTTTAGTTTGGTTACACCTTTGGGGGGTCTTTTGGTTAGGTGTAAAAGTTAGCTAAGTTATTGATTTTACATGTGTTCTTTTAGGTGGTTGGTTATTTGGTTAGATGTTTTTACTACTTATATATAAGAGGGTTTTATAGTTTGTGTATACGTATATGTATATAAGGTTTGAGGCAAAATATCTAACCAAATAACCAACCAATGCGGTATTTGGTAACGGTATCAATAGGTTAAGCTGTTTTTAGAGCTACCCAATAGCTAACCTTTTGGTTAACCAAACGTAAAAGTGTGTGCCCGCGGGCCTGGAAGCATGACTATATGCATGCAGTGTTACACGCTGTTAAAAATACCTGGCTAGTTATTTATTGTGCGCCATTTGTCGCGCTCCATTTGTCGCGCTCCATTTGTCGCCAGCCTTCAGGCCTTCAGGTTGTCGCGCTGGCCCGTGAGAATTTGCGATCTGGTGTGAAAATCGAGAGGGGGTACCCCGCGATATGCAAAGCCGTCGCCGTCTTTGCCATGAAGGCTTACATCAAAAATTAAAATCGCCTACAATCGGCAGGTCGTTGGGAACTCCACAGCCACACCCAACGATATTTGGCCAGGACCTCTTTGATGGGGAGGCCCTGGTCTTTTTTAAAAAATAAAAAATTTGCTATTTTCAGTATAGATTGACTACAATGTCTATATGAAAGAATACACCCCTGATTTTTTAGCCCAAGCGCTGTACGCCTACATGGAAACTTTCGAGTTATTCCAGGAAGACCACTCGGATTATTGCGAGGAGTCGGGCGAGCGCAAAAGTGAGTTCAAAGGCCGCCACGTATTTATCGGTGATGAAGTGCCAAACATCCAGGGCTTCTGCGTCAAGATGCGGATACCCCCAAAAAACCTGCAAAAACTCTACAATGAAAATGTACTGCTCCCGGAGGCATGCCCCTGGGTTGAGGCAGTGGATATTTTCAAGGCGTTTATGGAAACGACCATCGCCAGTGCTGCGGCACTCGACCTGGTGAACGCGACGTTTGCCAAGAGCATGATGAAACAGTGGTTAGGCTGGCAGACCGATAGTATAACAATCGAAGATAACGTGCCCAAACAGCTACCGGCTACTGAGGCGGCCAACAGGATACACAACATCCTACTGGCAGCTCAGAAGAAGATGGACCCGACGGTGGTTGCCGAAGTGCCCAAGCCCAAAGATGTTCCATGTGAAACAAAGCGCAGACCGCGTAAAACTAAAGGAAATTAACTATGCAACCCCACCAACAAAGAGTAGTCGATGAGCATAATGAGTTACGGGCGAAAGCCAGTAAGTTAGACACTTTTTTAGACACTCCGATGTTCCAGGAACTTGATCCAGCCGAAAGGGCTATGCTGTCACTACAGTTACCGATCATGGAAGCTTATTTAGGTGTGCTGGAACTACGGATAGCTAACTTCAAATGAACCCACTATCCAGCCTGGAAGAGTTTAAGGATTTAGACCCGTCAGAACTACAAGCTCTGATGGAAACGATGTTGCGAGAAGACCCCAACACGTACCAACAGCTACATGAAGTCTTATTGTCTGCGGACTCCCGGGTGTGGATACCGCTACCCGGCGCTCAGACCATGGCATATGAGTCCAAAGCGGATGTTGTCGGTTATGGGGGTGCAGCTGGTGGCGGTAAGACGGCCCTGGCCTGCGGCCTGGCGATGAACGAGCATCAGAACACGGCGTTCTTCAGGCGTGAAGGTACTCAGCTTGAGGGTATTGTCGATTACATGGAGGAGTTGATGGGTACCCGTGATGGGTACAACGGCCAGAAGGGGATATGGCGGGCTCCGAAGCTGGGTAAGAAATTTGAATTTTGCTCTACACCGCATCCTGGTGATGAGACTAAGTACCAGGGTAGGCCGAAAGACCTGCTGATCGTGGATGAGGCGGCCAACTTTTTGGAAGCCATGGTGCGGTTCATCATGGGGTGGGTGCGGTCCGTCGATCCGACGCAGCGGTGCCGGACTCTGCTGTGCTTCAACCCCCCGACGACGCCAGAAGGCTATTGGATTAAGAGTTACTTCGCGCCTTGGCTGGATGATAACTACCCGAACCCTGCTGAGCCAGGGGAGCTACGGTGGTTCGCGACCATAGGCGGTATTGATAAAGAGGTTGAGGACAACAGCCCTGTGTATGATGAGGAGCTGAAGAAACACATCACCCCCCAAAGCAGGACTTTCATACCGGCCCGGGTGGTTGATAACCCGTACCTGGTCAACACGGGGTATATGTCTACACTGCAAGCGCTACCGGAGCCATTGAGAAGTCAGATGCTCTATGGAGACTTCTCTGCCGGTATTGATGACCACGTATACCAGTGCATACCGACAGCCTGGGTGGATAAGGCGATGGAGCGGTGGGGTGATAAGCTGAGTAAAAAACCAACAATGACCTCAATGGGTGCTGATGTCTCCAGGGGTGGCCGTGATAGCATGTGGCTGGCCCCCCGGTATGGCTGGTGGTACGACGAGCTGATCCAGGTACCACCAAACGTGACGATGGATGGGCGCACGGCTGCAGCTGCGATCATGGGCCACCTCGGTAAAGGTTGCCCGGTCCGTGTTGACGGCAACGGCATTGGTGCCAGTGTGGTCGATCACCTCGCAGGGTGGGGCGTAAGACACGACAGCCTGTTGATGCAGGCCGCAGCGACGGCCAGCCAGGTGATAAACATACCGGGGTTAGTTTACGGTAACTTGAGGGCCCAGCTCTATTGGGAGTTCAGATGCATACTCGACCCTAACTCAGGGTTTGAGGTTGCGCTACCTCCAGACAGTGAGCTACGAGCTGATTTGACGGCTGCAAGGTACAAGCTACCTGCGACGGGTACCCGATTTTACATTGAAAGTAAAGATGATATTGTAAAACGTCTAGGCCGAAGCCCTGACAAAGGCGATGCAGTGGTTTATAGTAGTGTTGATACTGAGATTTCTGAGCTTGGCAGAAACAACTTGCCGCAGGAAGTCACAATTAAACATTCATCAGGGGCGCGTAAAGTACGGCCCAGGGCAAATGGCCGTAACAAGCCGAGAAGGGTAGGTTAATGGAACCAGCACAATTAGTTGCGGACTGTGAGCGATTAGATAGTGACCGCAAAAACGTAGAATACCAGTGGGATTTAATTGAATCCTACGTCATGCCGAACAGAGGCAGGTTCTTTACGGACCTGGACTCAGAAGAAAAGGCCGTGGACTGGCGTCACCGTGAGCGCTTTGACGATACCGCTGTCTTTGCAGCCCAGTCCTTGGCCGCCACCATCCATTCGACCCTGACCAACCAGGCTGCAAGCTGGTTTGGTTTGAAGTTTCGCGACCCGAAGCTGGCTAGTAAAAAAGAATTTGCTGAATGGCTCCAGGCCTGCACCCTGCACGTACACAACATCTTCACTCACAGCAGTAACTTCCATCTTGAGGTCAGCGAGTTCTACCATGATGATGTAGGTTTTGGCTCCGCGAGCATGTTGCATGAGGTTGAACCTGGTGGTAAGCACAAGTTCAAGACCTGTATGGTACGTGAGTGCTACTTCGAGGAGAGTGCTGACGGCGATGTCTTGCGATTCTACCGTAAGCGTAAGTATTCAGGCCTACAGATACGCGATATGTTCCCTGATGACGTGCTACCTGAAGCTGTACTCACTGAGATTGAGAAGCCGACGGGTAAGAAATTCACTTTGTATAACTGTATCTACAAAAATTTTAAAGCTAATCCCGACGACGGCAGTGTTATTGACAAGCCAGAAGAACGTCAATTTTTGCAAAAATATGTGCTTGGGGAATCTAAACTCCAGCTAGGTAAGACACACGGCTATTACTCAATGCCTGTATACTTCCTACGCTGGGCCAGGACCGCAGGCAGCAAGTGGGGCTACTCACAATCCATGGTGGTTATGGGTCACATACTTAGTTTGCAAGAGCTGGTTAGCATGACACTGACAGCCAACGAGCTGGCAATCGAGCCACCAGTGACCGCCACCTCCAGGGGTGTGCTTGGTGATATTGACCTGGCCGCACGTGGGGTGACTTACGTTGAGAGCCACGACGCCATTAAAGAATTTATGACTGGCGCCAAGGTTGAGTTTGGCAGCATGGCGGTTGACCAGATGCAGCAAGTGGTCCGCTATGCGTTCTTCCAGGATAAGCTGGAGCTACGTGATAGCCCAGCCATGACCGCCACCGAGGTTAATGCCCGGATGGAGCAGATGCAGCGCTTCCTGGGTGGGGCGGTTATTCGTGCCAAGTCAGATTTCCTTGATAAGCTGGTTGAGCGTACGTTCATGGAAGAGTACAGAGGCGGTAGATTACCAGATATGCCTGAAGGCCTGTCGCTTAAAGATGTGGATGTTGAGTATGTCGGTGCTTTAGCCCGTCTACAGCGTCTTGATGCTGTTGACTCGTACCGTAACTGGATAGGATTAATCATGGAGTACGCCCAGGTGTCTCCAGATGTTACCGATATACCTGACTTCCATAAAATTATTGACGATGCAGGCGAGCGTTTAGGTGTACCTGCAGAAGCCCGTAAGAGTTTAAGCGAAGCCATGGATATTAAAAAAGCCCGTGAAGAGGCGCAACAAAAAGCACTGGAGGCCGCCACCAACAAAGACCAAATGGGTGCTGCTAATCTTGCTGCTGATGCAAAAAATAAAGAGGAAGGTGCGCGATGAACAAACGCCCCGTCGTAAAAAACGAAGAGCGAGAAAAAATTGTCAGTGCATACCGTCAGGTATTTAACTCGCCCGCAGGTAAAATGGTTTTAGAAGACCTGGAGAAGTCGTTTGGGGGTAATACCTTCGACGATAATATCAACAAGTCTTTCTACAAGCAGGGCCAGCGCGGCGTAATATTAGCTATAAAAACCACCATCGAGGATTAACCATGTCAGAAGAAAACACTGAATGGCGTCAAGCCATACCCGAACAATACCATGAAATGGGTGTTGTAAAAGAAGCCGATAGCATGGAGGCGGTATTCCAGCGTGTCCAGGACTTGAACGAGTACCGTGGTAACAGTATTCGTATACCCGGCGAAGATGCCAGCACTGAGCAAATGCTTGAGTTTACTCAGAAGTTGGTTGATAAAGTACCGGGTGTTATCAAACTCCCGCAGGAAGGTGACGAGGGTTATGATGATATGCTGACCAATGTCTACCAACAGCTAGGCCGACCAGGTGAAGCCTCTGGGTACACGATCACCGAGCCGCCTGAAGGCGTGTCGATGGAAGCTGAAGGTTTTCAGGCCTTTGGGGAACTGGCCCACAGCTTAGGGCTTACCCAAAAACAATTTGATGCATTGGCGAAGCGTGAGTTAGAAAGCACACTCACAGGGCAAACCAATGAAAAAACCAAGATGACGGAAGCTGAGACAGCTATCAAAGCTGAGTTCGGGGCCGCGTATGAGGGCAAGACCAACATCATCAAGGATTTTCTAGCGAAAAATTTCCCTTCAGTGAAAGACACTGAGCTTGCGACTTTCGGACTTGAAACCTGCAAAGAGTTTTTAGCCATGGCTGAAAAACTTAATGCCGAAGGTGGTAGCAGTATTGATACGGGGCTCCAGGGCCAGGAAGCTACTGCGATGACACCAGGTGAAGCTCAAGCGCGTATCACTGAGATACGAAATAACTCAGCGCATCCGTACCATAACAGGGCGGACCCAGGGCATAATGCGGCCCAGGAACAGATGCGTAAGCTGTACCAATACGCGCATGGCACGAAACCTGCCGATAACGGAGTTTCGATGTCAATTAGCGTATAAGCTTGACAGCAACGTAAAGGGGGCTATTATATGAACAAATGCCCCCATTTATGGATACGGCAAAAATTTAACGCCCCCGTATATTCGGCCACGGTGTGAGACTTTTTAAATATAAATAAATATATTTGGAGATAGCATCATGGCTATTACAATCGACAGTGCTTTTGTCCAGCAATTTAAGGACAATGTTGTGCATCTTGCGCAGCAATCAGATACACGCCTTCGCCCAACGGTTCGTGAGGAACCTTTGACTGGTGAAGCTCTTAATATTGACCGTCTAGGCCAAACCGATTCAATCGAGAAGACAGCAGCTCGTGTTGCTACGCCTTTCGTTGATTCGCCTTGGAGCCGTCGTGTTGCGACACCTAAGACTTTCCACTGGGCTGACACCTTTGAGCAGGAAGATAAAGTTAAAATGCTTATCGACCCTCAAAATGCATATGCTCAAAACTGTGGTATGTCTATGCGTCGTGCGATTGACGACTTACTTATTGCCTCTGCCCGTGCTGATGCACTTGACGGCGACGGTGTTGCCGTTCCGCTACCTGGTGCTAATACCCTAGGTGGTGCGACTCAAAAACTGGATTATTCAAACGTACTTGAAATGCAAGACTTCTTGCACTCAGGTGATGTTGATCCTGATGATGAGCGTTGCTGGGTGCTTTCACCTTCTGCGGTTAAAGAGTTATTGAATGATGATAAGATCATCAACTCTGACTACCAGAAGTTGAACATGCTACTAACCAATGGTGTGGTTTCAAGCATCTTTGGCGGTAAAGCAATTTTGTCGAACCGTTTGGAAAGTGCTGGCGCAGGCCGTACTTACAACATGTGCTACACAATGGATGCCTTATGCCTTGGTGTGAACCAGGATATGATGTTCCGTGTTAATGAGCGTGATGACTTGTCATACCTCATTCAAGTGTACGCTGCGTGGACAATGGCTGCGACTCGTGTAGAAGACGAGAAAATCGTATTCTTTGATCACGACGACGCTTAATGCAATCGGTTGAACTGAAAGCATTAACGGAGAGAGCGGTCGGACTTCGCAGGAAGTTTGGCCGTCTTGACATTCTAACAACATCTGAGGGCCTGGGTATCACCAGGTCCGAAGCTGTTGAGGTACTAGAGGCGATGAAAAATGGCACTACCACTAGAAGAAAGGTTGCAAAACCAAGCAAAAAGGCGAAAGGGCCAGCCAAGCGCAGAGCCAGGCGAGCCAAAGAAACCAAAAAATATTAAAGAGAAAAAAGCTGCGGCCAGTAAAAAGGCTAAAGAAGATTAACACGTAGGGGTCAGCTATGACGGATACGACGATTGCTAACAATGCTTTGGCGCGTGTTGGCGCAGAGCGTATCGGTGATATAGAAGACACCACGAAAGGCGCACGGTTATGTAAAGCCTTGTTGCCTACTCTTAAAGAAGAGTTGATTGAGTCTGCACTCTGGGGGTTCGCTTCCAAGACTGTGACGTTACCTCGGTTAGCCGAGACACCGCCACACGCTCAAGCAGCTTTCCAGCTTCCTAATGATTGCGTGCGCGTTGGTTATATCGACGGGCTACCTCGTAATCGTGAGTCTATAAAGAAATGGCGCATCCAGGGTCGTACATTGTTACTCCTTGGAGGTTTCGTGCCGAATCCTTTAAATATCCAGTATGTCAGTAAAACGGTACCTGTGAGTGATTACTCTCCTGCGTTTCGTTTGGCGCTTGAATATCGTCTAGCGGCTGAGATTGCATTGGGTATTCCCGAATCAAAAACACTTCACGACCGCCTTGACAAGAAAGCGATTAAGCAATTATCTATCGCAGCTTCCTACGACGCAGTACAGGGCTCATCAGAATACCGTAAAGAGGGCCGTTTGCACCGTGCGAGGTTAACGGGCACCGGTAGCAGGCCTGACTTTGAGTAATGTAAGTAAAAAATCCAGTTTAAATTACACAGATTTTTCAGGGGGTGAAGTTGCACCCTCAGTTCGCGGGCGCGTAGATAGCGAGAAATATAGCTCGTGGGCCCGTGAAATGAAGAATTGCCGAGGTACCCGCCAGGGTAGCCTTGAAGGTCGTAACGGATTCAAACATTTTTTGGACATACCTGGTGATGACGCGAAAATTTTTCCCTTAGAAATTGAAGGTTTCCAGGAAGGTGTCTTAATTTTTCGTGACGACGGCAACCTCCAAATACTGGGGGAGCGTTTCGCTAACCAGTTAGAATATTTACTAAACCCTACATTCACCTTTGATTTTTCGAGCTGGAATACTACAGGCTGGCGTAAGACGATGATCACTGATGAGGCGTGGACTCCAGAAAGTTACGCGCTAACGCCGATAGGTACTGTGCGCCCTGCGGATGTCACCGGTATTATCCCGGCACCTAATTTCTTCGTGACCAGAAATGATGGTAATTACATTGACGCGCCGTTGGTTTTAAGGTCCAGCACTCGCGACATACGTTTTGAAAGCAACGGTGTTGACAGTGTTGATGACTCTCAGATTGAGCTGGTACCGGATCACTTAAGTATTGTAGGGCGTGTTTCCCAGCTAGTGAGTTTACCTAATGACGGCACTGAAGTTAATTTAACTATAGAGTCCGTCAACACCTGGTTGAGCCCTGAGAGGTATCTCCGTTTTAGTGACGAGAGTGATCTCAGAAAGAATAGCCAGCGGTACTTTGTTGTTGAGTTAGGTACCACTGAAGGGGCCTCTGACATAGGTCTTATATATTCTAATTCAGTTAATCGCTCCAGGGTGCCCGCGGATTTAGAAGATATTAAACCTGTTGATGCATGGACCCGCTACGCGAAGAATGAAGAGACTGACGAAGACCTGGCGTACATAGAGAGCTGGATTACTGACCGTTTTCAGCCTGGCCGCAACCCTGATTTAGAAAATACCCAGGAAGAGCTTGATAGGCTTGAAGCCACAAAAAGGCTTACATCAGGTAGAGAGTTAGCCCAGAGCGCCCTCGGTAGTACAGATACAATGGTCGTAGACTTGAGAGATTACGTCGGCACTGGTGGCGGCCCTGGTAGTACAACGCCTGTCTGGGTTTCAGTCAGAACCTACGGCGATCCCACGCGCAGGGTAGTTGGGCCACCTAATGAGGTAGTCGAAGACCCGCGCACAAGAGATTTAGGGCCTAACTATTCCGAGGTTAGCAATAAACGAGCTTACTGGGATGAAGAAATTGGGTTTAAAAAAATATCAATAACCACGCCACTAGAGACATCAGACTCAGGCGCGGTGGTGCCTTCACCATACCCCAAGGAGGCTCTGGCTAGTTTGAAGTTTGCTACGGCCCCTGAGAATGATGCAATGTATTTTGTGTCTGAGGGCTATCCGCCACACATACTGTCCTATAACAGGGTGACGGAATTATGGTCTTTTACAGTAGCTAACCCCACAGGCTTCCCTTCTGAGTGGGGCCCTGATAATTATCCGAGTTGCGTTACCTTTTACCAAGGGCGTTCCTGGTGGGGTGGCGTCGCTGCCAAACCTTTCAGGCTTTGGGGTAGCGCGTCGAATGATTACTTGAATATTGACCCGCCAGCGGTACCAGCTTCAGCTGACGAGGCTTTATCTTATGATCTTGCTACCGGTGGTGTCATCCGTTGGTTAGCGAGTCGCGACGATTTACTTGTCGGCACTACGCTAGGGGAACTGGCATTGAGAGCTGAAGGCACTGTCCTGTCAGCTATGAACCCGCCACGTGTGACGGTACAGAGTCGTTTCGGAGCGGTCGACCAGCAGGTCGCAGTTGTCGGTACCAGTGTTATTTTTGTAGACGCCAGCGATAAAAAATTACGTGCCATAGATTTTAACAAAGGTAATGAGAGCTGGACTTCAGAGGAAGTCAGCACTTACGCTGAGCATCTTGTTAACAGCCCTACTGATTTATATTACAGCAATAACCCTGAGTCCATATTATGGTTAGTCAATAGTTCAGGCCGTTTAGTGGGCTTCACTGTAGCACCTGAAACAGAAGTCTTTGGGTCTTTTAATTACGACGTAGGCGCGGAGGTAGTTAGCTCATGTCACACTAACTTACCTGGCGACGGAAGAATTTGGTTGTTGGTTCGCAGGGAAAATGCCTTGTCACTTGAAGTTGAAGACGAGGCGTTACTAGACTCCACGCGTTTTTACCTAAATTCTATTGATCCTGATGTGACGTATTCGGACTTTCTAATACCCCCAGAAGCGTATAAGTACACTCATGCGTTAATTAATGGGGAGCCGAAGGATATAGAATTTGATAGCGAGAGCAGAAAAGTTTTAAAAGACGTACCGCAGGGGGCCCAGATAGCCCTAGGTTATGCCTTTGAGCGAGCATGGGAGCCGCTACCTGTAGTGACCGGCCAGAGCAGAGCGCCGTTACTATCAGTTAAGCAGCCTCGAAGAGGGTCAGTGCGTGTGTACGCTTCAGCGCCTCCGTATGTTAACGGCCAGCTACCTCGTGACCAATTAGCCACAGGAGGCGACACAGGGCCTATACTTAACTTTACCGGTGATCTTCCTTTAGAGATAGAGACTAAAGATTCTGTAATCGGTTTAATCAGGTTAACGCAACCCGATCCGGTACCTTTTAGGATTTCGGGCGTGTTCCTTGAGATAGCAGAGGACTTTTTATAATGGTATGGCCAGTGATTGCAGCAGTAGCCGGTATAGGTAGTGCCCTATACAGCTCATCCACAGCCCGCTCAGGAGCGGAAAAAGCTGATGAGAGAGCAGGTAAAGCAGGTAGAGCCGCTCGCGACTTCATACGTGAGGAGACAGCGGAAACACTTCGTCGTAAAGCTATAACCGACGCGCTAGAGCATGGCCAGGGTATGTCTACTATTGCAGCTGCGGGCTTACGTGGTAGTGGTAGTACAGGGGCCTATATGGATTTTCTCAGGACTGAACGAGAGAAGACCAATGCCTGGACACTGAGAGCGGGAGAGTTGAAGGCCGTAGCGGCCCGTAAAGGCGCTGCCATTGACACCAGTGGATTGAAAGCTCAAAGTACCTTATACGCGCTCCAGGCAGTGCAGCAAACCGCCACGGCCTTTGATAGAGGTTTTGGCGGACCTAAGACGATACCCAGTAGTGGGGGTACAAAATGAAGTTACCTGAATACAGACAGCGAGGGGTAGAGAAATTAACGCCTGAGCCTAGTGATGCCCAGCGTATAGCTAATGAAGCTGCGAACAAAGCAAAAGTTGGCGCCAAAGTTTCAGAAATGGGTATGCAGCTTTTTGATGAGCTGCAAGATCGTCGTGACACCATTGAAATACAGAATGTTAATACACATATGGCCGAAACGGATACCCGCATAGCGGATATTGAGGGCCGTGATTACATCCCGGTGTCTCAGCTTGAAGAACTCGGTATTGATGTATCACAGCACACAACGCAAAATTTCGTGTGGCAAGGTGGTAAAGATGAAGACGTCATACAAAATTTTAAAGTCTTTCCTGAAATACAACGTAAGTTAAGAGAAGATGCCGCGGCCCGCGCGGCTGAAGGTATAAGTTATGGGCCTTTAAGAGAGAAATTTGAGGCTGAAGCAAAAGTAACTATCGAGAAAGAAACTGCCCGTTCATTGGTAGTAGCGCGTGACCAGGCTGAAAAAATGCAGCAAGAAGTCACCCTTGATAATATTGATAGGTTGACCGAGCAAGGTAAGTACGAGGAGGCTAAAGCATTGGCCCCTGACTTAACGCCTGATACCCAAGAGCCCGCGCTTTTCGGTATTATGAAAGCCGAGGTTATTGGTAGCCTAGATCGAGTTTATGAAAAAAATATTGATGATGTTGAACGTAAAGAGCGTTTTAGCAGCGCCCTGGAAACAGTTAAAGCCTACGGTAAAGAAGTTTACGGCGACCAGTATGAAGCGGTTAAAGCTAAATTAGAGCAAGATTTACTGGACCACGATAGCTGGATGACTGTTCAAAATATGCACCAGGTAAAAGGCGTGAGTATCCAGGACTTGAAAGTCAGGGCCAGCCAGATAAAAAATGATGATAAATCAATATCTTGGGCAAAAGCTGTACGACGTTTAGTCGAGAACAAAGGGCTTGGAGGTGGCGGTAAGCCTACCTGGAATGATGTATTGCATCAGTTTAACCCTGCGTTAACCAAACTTCGTAACATGGCCGAAATGATAGGCGTGCCTACACCCGACGGCGTAATAACTTACGAGCAAGTGTTTCAGGAAGGTGAGCGACTTAAACATATCATGCACCGGACCGCGAGTGAAGAAGGTGGTGCCTTAGGGCTTTTCTATGATACAGATATAATCAATGAAATTAACAGCGTTGTTGAGCGAAATTTAAGCACTGGTGAGCTTGGTAAAACAGATTCGATTATGATGAACTCATACCGCACTGTTATGGCGAACCCTGAACTAGGCGGCCCGAAGGCCTGGTTAGAGGCAAACCCTCAAGGTTATGGCCGATTGGCAAGCCGTGAAAGAACCGCTCTTTTGCAGCGTATAGGTGAAGACGACACTGCTTTAGAGTCCGGCGTTATACCGGCACATAAAGTTTTTAAAGACCAATACTCACCCATTATTTTAGATGGGTTAGGTTTTTCCCGTGATGTTGGTGACAAGCCTGAGCGCGAGAAAGCAGGCCTTAGGTACGGGGAGTTGTTTTCAGCTTTCACCAGTAAAGACACGGGCCTCGGTTTAGATATGGAGGCCACTACTTTAAGGAATCGTGAATTTATGGCTAATGTATTGAACATAAAATATACAATGCCTGGTTGGGGCGGTAAGGCCAGCATGACTTTTAAAGAAATGGCTGACCGTTTAAAAGACGAGTATAAGCGCGAAATTTTCTTCCAAAGCCTCGAAGAGGAATTACGCAGCGGCAAGCGTTGGGGTGAAGACACCATGATCCAGGATGCCTTCTTAAGAGCGCATGGCGCTAAGCCTGGAGAGATATACCTGGGCGACGCGATACAAGAAGCTGAAGCTGATGAATTTAGCCCATACACAGATGCGCCTGTAGGGTTGGGGTTATAAATGGCTGATGAGAATGTATTTAATTTTGTAGAGAAAGCCGCTCAAAAGAGCGAAGAGTCTGCTGCGGATTACTTACAGACCGTTGACCCTGATGCGATTCCTGATTTTGAATCAAATGTAAAACCCCGGGCGTCTGAAGATTTCGACCCGTTTGAGATAAAACCGGGTGCTGGTACCGAAGATGCTGAAGTTCCGGAGAAACCTTGGGAAGAGGAAGTCGAAGAGCATAAGGCCCGTATGCTGGAGCCTGTTAGCCCGGCTACCCGTAAAGCCTATTTCGCTACCGGTAAGTTCACTAATTTAGCCAATGCCTTCCACCAAGCTATCGACCAGGGTTGGGGCCGAGGTGATCGTGCGCTTGACGATCTTTCAGCGATGTCAAACTTAGGTTATGAACCTGGGTTCGAAGAAGCACGCGCACTTGAAGAAGAAAACCGTGTTGACTACAACAAGGTACTGGGCGGTTGGTCCTGGTTACACATGACCGCCGAGCAAGGTGCCGATATTTCCAGGTTTGTCTGGGAAGGTAAAGAGGGCGGCGGACTTGCCGTAGGCGGTCTTTTAACCGCAAACACCATAGCATCGCTCTCCGGTGTTGGTGCGATCTCCTGGGCGGGCACCCCAGTCAGTTTACCTACAGCCTTTGGCCTTGGTGTGACTGGCGATGCAGCGTTAACTTATGAGTTTCCTACGCAAGCAGGGGAGACTTTTCGTGAGTTATATTTTGCGAAAGATATTGAAGGTAATCGAATTGATCCTGAATCAGCCAGAAATGCAGCCATAACGATTGCCGCGTTAAACACGACGGTAGAGGTTGTAGGGCTCCATGCTGTAGCGAAGTTGATCCCGGGGCTTGAAAAATTTGCTGCGATGCCGACGAAGAAATTATCTAAAATCTTGATGAAAGACAAGACGATGCAGAAGATGTTCAAGGAAATGGACACCAGCACTATATGGACTTCTCTCGGTTACGCGGGTGTGAAAGGCGCTGCGATAACAGCTATCGAGACAGCTGAAGAGGGCGTCAATGCGACAATCTCTACGTTGGGCCATGTTGCTGCTGCGGAAGCTAATGCAGATTTCAACCTACCTACGCGCATCGGTGAACAGACAGCTGAAGCTCTACCGGTAACTACCGTCTTCGGTGTTATGGGTGGCCTGGCTAACTTCACTGCGAGAGAGCGTAGTCGCCGTAAAGGCGCTAAAATTGCCAAAGCCAGGACTTCCGATTTAGTTGACGTTGTATCAGAAGCGAGCGATGTCGAAGGTGCGGACACTACCCAGCTTGCGTCATTAATGGTGGCCGAGGGCGCAACCAATATGCTCGACGGCGTGGATATTGAAGTTGATGAAGTTCGTAAGCTATTCCAGACGGATGACGAGATTTTTTCCGATGACCCCTACGGCCTGGATATAGCCAACAACTACCCACATTTAAATAAAGCGATTGAAAAAGCTGAGAACGACGGCACTGGTAGCCTTGACTTATCCCAACCTGAAGTTTTTGTTGAGTTAACTCAGGCCGCCACTAAAGCGAATAAGCTGGAAGAGCTTAAAGATTCTTTTGCTTTCCAGGGCTCCCCGACAGCTAAGCATTATGATGACGAAGATATTCCCTGGGAAGAAGAGGGTACCGACGAAGCTGCTGATTTTATGGAGGGTATGGAAGAGAATACACCTCGGCAAAAACTTCTTGAAGATATTACGGTAGCCAAGGGCGCTAAAGAAGCTAAGGCTGTTATTCGTATATATGATGCTTTTTTCACCAGGCTGTCAGAAGTCACCGGCTATTCAGTTGAAAAGCTATACGCTGATAACAGGGTGCTTTTAGAGAAAGAGACACTTGACCGCACACCAGAGCCGTTAACCAAATTGCGTGCCTTAGTATCTGAAGTTCGTAGGGGTGCAGTGATTGAGGACCGTACAATTTACGGCGCTAGCCTACTTGAGTATGTTAAAAGCATTGGCGGTATTAAAGACCCTGATGTCATGGAGAGTTACGGGGGCACGCTAGGCGCAGCACCCAAACATACCTGGGATAGAATTGAAGAAATGGTCCGTGATGAGGGCTACCCGCCACCAACAGAAGGCCCTAATGCTGAATTTGACGCGGAAGGTAACGCCATATGGACTTCTAGAAATATCCGTGAAGTGCTGGACAACGAGATTGATAACGGAGTCCGTTACGATAAAGGCGATGTCTTTGACGAAGCTAAACTCAAGCAGCGTGAAGTAGGTAATCAATTACTACAACGTATGCTGGACTTGGGCCTGGATGTTGACAGCTACAAAAAAGACGCTGATTTATATGCGGCTTACGTGAAAGCTGAAATGGCTGCAGAAGTGGAGTCAGGTTTTGATAGCATCTGGTTAACTGAAGCAGATCGCGGTAAAAAATTAAAGCAAGACGATAAAACAGTTACTCGCGGATTTATGCAGCGAATTGAGGAAGGCTTTAAAGTTACACTCACTAAGCATGCTAACCGCACTACGACCATACATGAATCTGCCCATGTTTTCCTTGAGATACTGAACGACTACTCCAGGGAAAATGACCAGATAGCCGAAGAGCTTGGGTACCTGGCGCAGTGGGCTGGGTTTGAAGTTGGTGAAAAAACCATACCAACAGAGGCCCACGAGAAAGTGGCCCGTGGGTTCGAGAAATATTTGATGGAGGGTAAGGCC